GCGCGGGCCAGGTCCATCATTTCTTCAAGAGCCTTTGATCCATGTTCAATAACTGAATAGAAGTTTTCTCTTGCGTATTGATAATCATTATCGCTGTTTTCGTCTATTACTGATCTTTTAGCAGGTGTTTCTGATACTATTTCACCTTCTATAGGAGCTGGCGCGATGCCTAGCGAATCTTCAATCTTTTTATCACTCATCAACAATCCTTACAATGTAAGCCCAGTCATCATCAACATCAATGTCTAGGTATGGTATAGTCTCATTTATGTCTGTCGTCGGTTCACCATTAGCAGTCAGACCAGGCTGAATGTTTATAGATTCCACTATGTCAGCATCATCTTCTATTCTGTCATAGAAGTTTACATCAACAAACTTGATAATCTTCTTGGTTGAACTTGGACCGAAATAGTAACCCTTCAGTGTAAAGTTGAGTGTCCAAATAATTACTCTTCTAGTCTGAAAGTCATTTTCGTATGTGTCTTCCATTGACACGTCATTCAGAACAATAGGTATGTCAAAGTATGTATCAATGTCATCAACTAACTTTGCTGATACCGTTACGTCAGGCTTGAAATACGGTATGATTTGTTCTATAATCTTTAGACCGTCTTCATTATACTTCGCCATGATGTTTAACTGAAAGTTTAGATCATAAGGCGAAGGGTTGTATCTGTATGTTAATGCGTCATTATTACCTGGAGTAGACTTGGAGATTCTATGAAGTGATGGCAACTTTCTTTCTGGATTGTATGAAATGTCTGTAATCTCAAATGACATTCTAGGCAGTGTCATAGCAGGTGCAGAAAGATTGGGGTCACCATCAAGTCTTGCCAGAATCTTTTGGTAAGGCGCATAGTGAATAGGCACCTTCATTCTCTGAATCTCTGTTCCAGAGTTATCGTCTCTTGTTATAATAATGTTATTGAAAAGTGTGCCAAAAGTGGCCACTAGTCTTCGTGTGGTTTGATTGTAAAACTGTGTACCGTACATTATAATTCTCCAAACGGATTAGCTTCAGACCAATCAACGATTCCATCAGCCTCTTGCTCAATTGTGAAGTTATCCGCAAATAGATCAATTTCTTCAAGACTAGATGCTTCTGTGTTGCTTGTCGTAACATAATCAGCAAGAATCTCATCAATCTCTTCAACACCAGTCTGGAATCTTTCGTTACTGTACTCAAACAACTCGCATTTGAGATCATAAGTTTGAAGACTACCCATCTGATAGAAGATTGCCTCGTGTTCAACGTGCATAATCTTGAACAGCTTATTGTTCAGAGGTAGATAGATTAGATCGCCTTCAAATGGCCTTACATCTTCGTTGTAGTAACCGACTTCTTTGTTGAAAGTTCTCATAGCAATCGTGAATGTAACTGAGTCGCGAATCTGTAGACCAAACTTAGATAAGAAGTCACCCTCTCCACCAAATCCGTCAATCTCTTTGATGTACATTTCTACCATGTTAGCAGAACTATAAACTGGTAGATCGTCTTCGTTTAGCAACTCATCCCTTGCACCAATCGTGCGTTTGATGTACCATGTATCTATACCATAAATGCGGATAGACTCTATGATCAGATCCTCTATGAGTTCTTGTTCTGAAGAGTTGGTGAAGTTGTTGAAATAAAAATTTACCGCCATGATTCACCTCAGCCGATAAGATCGTGGACGGGAAGGCTGAAGCTAGAAATCATGTCTTCTTCTAACTGTCTAATCTCTTCCCTTGCGTCTTGCAAAATCTGCTCTCCGTTGAATGTGACACCACCAGGTAACTGCATACCATTGAACTTCGTTAGGTTTGTTCCCCACTGATACTTGATCTTAGCTGTCGCATAGTTCTGTAACCAACGATCTTTCCAAACATCAGTGTAAGTCGTGGGATCAACAATAGAATAGCACTCTGCTACAATGTAGTCACCTGTGTTTAGATTACCCCATTCTGTGTCAATGTGTAGTTTGTTCACATGGCGATTGTATCTAATAGGCTGCATACCTGTTAGAATCTCTTCCATAAACTGAAGATGCTGCATTGACATGTAGAAGTGAATCAGATTATAATCCGACAACTCGTGAACATGATTCAGAATAAACTGGTACTGTGCGCTGAACATGTTATTAGAAAATGCAGCGGAAGATGATAAGTTGAAAATGTTCACAACACCAATAATGTTTTCTGGTATTGTGATGTAACCATTCTCTTTATCTGTGTCTGTAATCTGATGCTTCAGAAAGATTTTCTCGGTGCCGTCAAAATGATAATCGTGCCAATAAAGTAATGCTTCATCAATACGATCATCAACTTGATCAACGTCAACATTGATTTCAATGACTGGTTTACCTAGTTTTCTGAGACACCATTCTCTGAACTGTTCGCGATTTGTTGGTAAGGCCATTACTACTTCCTTTTTAGTCTACCAAAAGAAAATTCTTCTGGCTTGTTTTTAGGCAGATCAAATGTTTCTATTGATCCATTGTTGAACCATTTTTTACCACTCGGCCCCTTTGGTCTATTTTTAGACATTCTAAGTCTAGCTTCATCCGATTGACTTCTTCCTCGTATTTTGCTTAGACGCTTTTCTTTATGTTCTTCAGTCTGAGTTTTTCCAAAATGAGGAGAAAGCTCCCCCCTTTTACCCCACATCCCATTTCTTTTCCCGGCATGTGTTTTATTCTCTAATCTAGTCTTTGACATTTTTATCTTTGAGGCTGTGGAATGTTTCAAATGCTTTTTAACAGATTCGTATAGTTTTGAGTTACAGTATCTTTCATTTTTACCTTTCATGCACATTACAGCCCAAATCATTTTAGATTTTTTTTCTCCAGTTAGCATTTTTGTCAGTAGAACATGACAAATGAAATGTTCTCTAGCGGTTAGAAAAACCGTGTCGCTATCGTTTCCACCGAGAGATTTGGGGATATAGTGATGATTCTCAACATAAAAGTCAACTGTTTTTTTACACCAATCTCTTTCAATAGCATTGTCAACTATCTCAAAATACCATTTAGAGTATTTATTATCTAGACACCATTCTGTAAACTCTTTTCTTGTAGTAGGCTGAGCCATGACTTCCCCTCAATAAAGGCTTGTTTACTCTATTTATACATTTTTTATTTGAATTTGAAAATGGCAACAGCTAAAGTCATTACAAAACGAGTTATGTAAGGAACGCCTTCAGATTTCAGTCCATGATTAAAAGCACCAGCGGCTGACACTCTATTCTTCTATAACTGTATTAGCTGAGAACTCTTCCCAGTCTTGATTTAAACTCCAGCTAACTCCGTCATATAAAAACTTTGAATGCTCAAAAGTCTCTTGAACTGTTATCGCATTACTGGATTCATCTAAGACTTCACGTGTGAAAAGAATTTCTGGATTTTCTACATTCTCATAAAGTGAGACGGTTTGAGAAGATAACCCAAATACTCTAGAGTCATCCACAACAACGTGGTTTGATTTAACTTCTAAAACTCCATCATCTTCACTCATATAAAGAACACGATTATCTGAGTTTAATACTATAATTTTCATCTCTTTCTCCTACTTAATATGTCTCGTATGTTAGACTTACTTGAATATCACCGACTCCGCCAGGCTCTATGCTTAATACATCACCAGCAGTTAGAGATAAACCTGGTGTAATTCCTAAAACAGAATCTCCAGCTTCAACCTGCTTAGAATATACAATATGAGTATCATTTAAATAAGTAGTAAACGTTGCTGTTGATGCTCCGTTAAAATTAGTTACCTGACATCCATAGATTCTAACATTACTTGTAGCCTCAAGAATAGTTTGTTTTGTTCCAAAAGTTAAAGATTTATTTTCTACTGAGAATCCTGAGGCAATATCACCAGAGAGTTCTTGGGTGGTGATTGAGTAGGAAATGTCTTCTGTAGATGATGCCCTAATATCAGTATTTGCGCCCATAACTAGTGCGCCCATATTGATCTTACTTGTCTGATTTGGAAACACGGTCGAACTTTTTCGTAAACTATGTTTACCGGCGGGGGCTGTTCCAACACCTGCGTTTTCGTAGATGTTAAACGTTAAGATGTCATAGTCTCGGTTATCCATAACTGCAATTTGAGACTTTGAATGTATCAATTTGAAATTATAAACAGTGTCTACAGCACCAGCCACACTGTCAAGATTATCGAGATCGTATGTAGAGTCTGAAACAGCAGTATTAACTTCCCAAGGCGTTGAAAGACTCCATTTAAGTAAGAGTTTACCATTTTCCATTGAAAACATAATAGTTCCATCTTCTGTAAAGCCTATTCCACGAGTAGATGTAGTTCCAACAGTGGAATTAGCTGTTGC